ACGGTTAGCGGCCCCGTAAGGCGTGTCATTTCGACTGCCATGGGTAAAATTAATGATCTGATAGGTCCAGCGGTCAATTGCCGTGAGTGGCTTGTAGCGTGTCGCTTTGGCCCCGGTGTGTTTAACCACACTCAGGTCAGGGGACTCACGTCCCTTTACGATAAGCTGCAAGTCCGTCCGTCCGTGTCTCCCGACATGGCGGATCTTGGGGCCTGCCTCGTGCAGAGCTCGCCCCATTGGGCACGGTCAGTGACAGATGAGGAGACCCCAGGGTTTTGGCCCATGATCTCTTGTACTGATCTTGACCTTGTTCCAGGCAACCGTGTAGCCTTTGTCCCGAAAACTGCCGTCACGCACCGTGCGATAGCGATTGAACCCTTGGTAAACATCTATGCCCAACTTGGGCTAGGTGCGATTCTGAGGCGCCGATTGAAGCGCGCGGGTATCAACCTGGATGACCAAACGTCTAACCAACGTGCGGCACTGAAGGGTTCGAGTGATGGGTCTCTTGCCACCATCGATTTGAGTTCCGCTAGCGACACTGTCGCTAAGGAACTCGTTAGACTGCTCCTTCCTGAAGGGTGGTTTAACGTTCTTGACACATGCCGGTCAAAAGTTGGCCTGTATCAAGATAAGTGGTTAAGGTATGAGAAATTCTCCTCTATGGGGAACGGTTTCACCTTCGAGTTGGAGACCTTGATTTTTTATAGTCTCTGTCTCGGAGTGTGCTCAGAGCTGTGCATCGGCACTGATGAAGTGCTGGTGTACGGCGATGATATAGTTGTCCCTGTTGCCGCTTATGAACTTCTTGAGGAGGTCCTGAGCTTTTGCGGTTTCTCCCTTAATAAGGAGAAATCGTTTGCTTCGGGCCCCTTCCGGGAGTCATGCGGTAAGGATTACTATGCGGGTTACGATGTCCGTCCCTTCTTTTGTAAGGAAGTACCTAATGAGGTTGAAACCCTCTTTCGCCTTGCTAACGGCCTTCGTGAGGCTGCTTATCGTAGGACTGGCCGTCTCGGCTGTGACCTACGATTGCGTGCTCCATGGAGTGTCGTCGTGCGGGCGTTACCTCGTTCCGTTGGTCAAAACTGTCGGGTCCCAGCTCACGCTGGTGATTCCGACGGTATAAAGAGCAATTGGGACGAGTCCCAGCGCTCCTTCTTTGTCATCTCTAATAAAGATGGCTGGGAGGGAGTGTCTGGGATTAGGTACCAGGCGACCCCCTTGGAGGGGGCTCAGTGTAGTAATATGCTGGGTGGTCTTGCCAGTCTTCTCTATCGCCTGGGTGACGGTGGTAAGTGGTCGCTGCGCATGCTGGGTGGGTTCCGTGAGGGACCCATTCCGTGGCTTGCGCAGTTGACTGATTCCTCTTCTGTATCTCCAAGACAGGAGAGGGGTTGTACTTACCGG